CGTGTACGGCGCTCGCCGCGTGCGCGGTGTCGCCGCACAACACGAATGCCAGCGCAACCCGCGGCACGCTCGCATAGTCCGTCTCGAACCCGGTCGGCACGACGAACACGCGCCCCGCAACGTCGGAGTCATAGACGAGCGGGGCAGTCAGGCGCCAGGTTCCGCGCCCGCTGTTCGTCGCATCGCTGACGAGTTCGACCCGCAAATCGGTCAGGAACGCGCTCATTGCGCCGCCTTCGCTGCGGCGTCGCTCACAATCTGCGAGACGATCGGCTGAGCAAGTTGCAGCGCGAGCAGCACGGCCGGTTGATTCGGAATCGCCGGAACAGCCGCGACGATCGCGAGCAGCGCGGGGAATGCGTCGGCGTTGAAGGATTGCAATGCAGCGAGGTCGACAGCCGCAGCCGCCGAGCACGCCGCGCTGAATTTCGGCTGAATCGACGCGCTGAGCGTGGATTGTTGCGCAGGCGTAAGCAGCGCGAGGCCCGCCGCGCTCGTCAGAATGTCGAGGTCCGCTTTGACGATCGGGCAGACTTGTTGCGCGAGTTGCGCGGGCGGAATGACGGGAATCGAAACCGGCTTCAGTTGGACGGCGCAGGCGGAGAGAACGAGCGCGACGAAGCCCGCCGCGAGCAGCGTGAGAGTGCGTTTCATTGGGAATTCCTGAGAGGTTAAGCGGAGACGCCGAGCAGCAGACGCGGCCCGACAGAGACTTGAATCGTTCGGCTGTCGGTGCGCGCGGTCGTCGTGACGGTTACGGTGATGTTGTATGTCGTGCCCGATGCGCCGCCGCCAAGCCAGAAGGTGACGACGCCACCCGAGACGCCTGTCGCTTTGCCGGGCGGATTGACCGTAATGCCAGAGTCGGCCGACACATCGGCGCTTGAGATGGTTTCGCCGGCTGCGAGCCAGTTCGACCAATCCATTTGATAATCGAGAACAGCAGCCGACGCTTTAGGCGGCAGCGGAGCAAGCAGGGCCATGCGATACCCCTATGTTTAGACTTCAATGCGGCGGGTTTCAGCAGGAACGGCAAAGCGCCGGGATTCCGACGCGACGAGAGCGGCGCGCGCTTCGCGAGAAACGGACGGCCGGCGCGAGTCGGGATTGACCGCAGTCGCGCGGCGCTCCATCGGAACGACGAAGCGAATGGGTTTCGGCGTGCTCGTGTCGATGACGACGCCGAGAATCCGCGCGGTCACGCCCGCCAGTACGCCGGAGAACTGCGCGGACGGATTCGCATAGGTCAGCGCCGAGAACGCGCCAGAAACGCCCGCCAGCGCCCCGGAAAGAGCGCTTGAGGGGTTTGTGTAGGCAACGCCAGAGAAAGCGCCAGAAACGCCTGAGAGCGCGCCGGAAACAACGCCGCCGATGCCAAGCGCGCCGGATAGCTGACCGGAGACGCCGGCAAGCACGCCGGAGAGTGCGCCGACCGGAACAATCGTCGCCGCGCCAGAGAGCGAACCACTCACGCCCGCGAGCGTCGCCGCCAGTGCGCCGCCGATTCCGGTGTACGATCCGCCGACGAAAGAGCCGGAGATGCCCGCAAGCGAGCCAGACGCCGCGCCCGAAATCGTCTCTGCGCCCGACATCGTGCCGGAGACGCCGCCGAGTGACGCGCTGAACGCGCCAGGAATCGACTGCGCCGCCGAAAGTGCGCCGCTGACGCCGGCCAATGCGCCGCCGAGCGTCGCGCCGATCCGCTCCTGAGCCGAGAACGCGCCAGAAATGCCCGTCAACGAACCACCAAGCGCCGCCGAGAACGATTCAGCCGCCGAAACAGCGCCGGAAACGCCCGCGAGTGCGCCAGAAAGTGAGCCGGAAAGCGACTCTGCGCCCGCAAACGCGCCAGCGACGCCGGCCATCACGCCCGAAAGCGAGCCAGAGAACGACTGCGCGCCAGAAAGCGATGCTGTGACGCCCGACAGAGTGCCCGCGAGCGTGCCGGACGCACCGGAAGGCGCGGACGACAGATACTTGACGGCGTGCAGCATGACGTTCCACGATGTGCTCTGTGTCGTCGTGAGCAGCATTTTGATCGTCAGCGTCTGCGATGCCGAGTTCGCCGCATACGTGATCGTCGTCGCGTAAAACTTCTCGTTGCCAGCGCCGGTCGCCGTGGGCGATACCGTGTAGGCTGTTGCGCTGCCGTCCGAGAGCGTCGCGGTGAGCGTGCCCTGCCCGGAGTACATCGCCCAGTAGATCGTGAGCGTGCGCGATGTCGTGTCGGCCGGCAAGACAATTTGGATGCCCTGCCCCGTCCCCGTCATGTTGTCGGAGTAGACGCCTCCGGCAAGTGCCGTCGCCGATGCTGTCGGCGTGCCGTCAGTCCAAGTGAACGTCGGGCCGTCTGTGTAGCCAGTGAACGTGACGCCGGAGCCGATCAGCGTCGGCAATCCGATCGTCGAGCCGCCGCCGCTCTTTCGATTGACGGCCGTCGCCGACTGCGGAAACTGAATCCAGTCTGTTTGTGCCGGCGAAGAGAGGTTGAATGTCTCGGTGCCGGCTAAGACTGTGTTTGAGCCGGTGAGAGTACCCACGCTTCGCCCTTATGCGTTGCCTTCGGTGAGAGAGCCGGACGTGATGCTGACCTGCGCGCCGCTGACGATCGATACCGTCGACATGACGATTTCAGCGGGTGCCGACGTGCCGACGTCCATATCGGCGACGAACGTGCCGCCCGAGGTCGTAAGCCGCGCCCACGTCGCCGTACCGGTTGCGGCAGCAGTGCCGGCCGTCGTCGCGCTGAACGTGAGCGTGCCATTGCTCGATGCGGGCGCGAGCGTCGCGCCGCACGTCACGGTTGCGAGCAGCGTCGTCGCCGTGCCTCCCGTCGCCGGGCGCGAGCCGGTGTAAAACTTGATGAGCGCGTTCGCACCGGCTTGCGATGTGATTGCGTCGAGGCGAGCATTGCGCGCGGTAGCGGACAAACCAATCGTCATGCGTGACTCCAATGAAAAAAGCCCGCGCGCGGCGGGCTATTGATGCGAGAGGGGAGGGGATTACTGTGCGGCGGCTTTGGCGGCGGTGCGCGAGGCGACGTAGTTGTAAGCGGCGTGCGCGGCGGAACCGAGCAGGCCGGTCACGAGGACAGCGACGCTCTCCGGAACAGGCGCATGGAAGAGCGCGGAGAGCGCCCAACTCACGGCGGGTTCGAGCGTCGCAGCAGAAACGGCGATGCCGCCTGTCGGCAGGCTTGAGAGTTTGTTCATTGAATCTCGTCGGGAGAGAAAACGAAATCGTCGCGCTTGACCGCCTGCATCACCCAATGCGGGTAATCCATCGCGTGAATGCCGTGATTCTTGCCGCGATGATGCTTGGCGCACAGAACGCGCATGTTGTACTCGGAGTCGATGAAATCGCTCGGCTCTTTGTACGTCGACCAGTCGAATGCAGGGTGAAGCGCGCGCATCTTGTCGAAGTCGATGCCGTTCGCGTCTGCCCACTCTGCGTGGAAGTGATGAACCTCGCGATGCTCTTTCGTCCCGCATACCCAACAGGGCGTATCGAGAACCGCGATCAGGTGATGCTTCGTCTTGCGGAACAGCGCCGATTCAGCGCGCGGCGGGTGATCGGGATAGAAAACATCGATCGTGATCGTCTCGCGCTGCTCGTGTTCGTGTGCAATTTGCATAGGCGTAAAAAAGCCCGCGCGAGGCGGGCGTTTGCGTTAGATGCCGAGCGCGGCTTTCGCCTTCGCCCACCGTGCGCGCCGCTGATCGGCGCCGAGCATGGCCGCGTTTATGCGGCGCGTAATCGCGTCAAATTCCCCCGCGTCCGCGAGCGCGTTCAAGCCGTGATTGATCCAGTAGAAGCCGGCGACAAGCGCAGCGGTGTTCGCGTCGTTGCGCACCAGGTCGGGATTCGCAACGATGTCAACGCCGATGTCATGCGCGGCTTCCGCGAAGTTCGCGCGGAAGGTCGTTTGCACAAGGCCGGAGCCGCGATAATTCCAACCGTCGCCGCTCGCCGCGTTGCCGTTGCCGTACTTGTTCGCATAGACCATGTTCGCGATCTGCTGCTGACGCGCGAGCGGAATCGACTTCTCGCCCGGTTGCCGCCCATACTTCACCGCGACCGCATACGTCATCACGCGCGGGAAAGTACCCATCAATGCGGGGATCGCGTAATCGAACGATTCGGATAAACGGCCGAGTGAGCCGGATTCATGGCCGATCTGCGCAAAGAATGCCGCAAGGCGTTGCGGCGTGTCGATCGAGTAGAGCGCGCATGCGGCAGTCAGCGGGGCGGCGAATTTCGCGGCGTTGACCGTCATCGACTGGCATGCGTTTTCGAGCAGGGCGGGCGTGATGATCATTTGTCGGCCTTGCGATCGATCTTGTCGCTCACGCTGTCTAGTTTCTGGAAAATCGTGTCAACGGCCTTGTCGAAGCGCTCGATATACGCATCAAAGCGCTTGACCGATACGTATTCCTCCGCGACGTGCAGGGCGAGCGCCGCAGTCGCCTTATCCGCGGCGTCGATTCGCGCATTGAGGCTTCGGTAAGCCCAAAAGAGAAGAACGGCGAACGCGGACGCGACGTAGCCGGCCCACTCGCTGAGAATGTGAAAATCCATCGATCGCCCAAAGAAAAAGCCGCCCAGAGGCGGCATAAAAAAAGCCGCCCGAAGGCGGCTGTTTAGCTGTGAGTGACGTTACGCGCTAGGCGGCGCATGAATCCTATTTGCAGGCTTCGCGCGCTCAACGATACGTGCAAGAGCCGACCCTAGCCTGATCATCGGAACTTCGACGAGGTGATAGGTAATCAGCGCCCCGACTGTCGTCGCAACGACGATCCCGAACGGCACAAGTTGCATATCGACTGCCGTCCTGACCGTAGCGGCCGGCAACGCCTTCTCAAGATAGTCAGCTCCCTGCACGATCGGCACATGAAGCAAGTAGACCGAGTACGTGTAGTCGCCAAGGTGAGAGAGCCAGTCTGGAATCGAATCCTCGAACAGCATCACCGACAGCATGAGAAGGAGCGACGGCACGCCCCATCCGATGAAGCGCGGAAGAACGGTGCCGAAGTAGAACAGCCGAATTTCCATCCGCGGAACGGACATGCCAAAAGGAGCAACCCAATCCGACGCGTGTCCCGCGACAATGAAAAGACACACGCTCGCGAGGAAAAGCGGCCACCGAATAGCGGCTAGCCTGCGCCATGCGGCGCGGTTGCTCCACAGAACGCCAAGCAGCGCCCCGAGTGCAAATTCACCGATGATCGACGCGATGTAATAGACCGTGTTGCTGATCGTGAGCGAGAACAGACCGAGCGCAACCGCGACGCACGCGGCGAGCCTCGTTTTCCACGGCGTAAGCAGGCATAGCGCCGTCAGGAGATAGAAATACATCTCGAAGTTGAGCGTCCAGCCTGACAGGACCGCTGGATCCCACCACCCTGTCGGGCTAAGATATGGCGCGAACAGCAGCGAATTCAAATACCCGCGGACATCCTGCCCGTAGAACCCCGTCATCAGAACGATTGTAACGATCGCGTAAAGCGGCCATATCCTGAATATTCGACGGACGGCAAACCCGATCATCGAGCGAACGCCATGCGGCTTCGTGTCGGTCGTGACAAGCATCAGAAAACCGCTTATGCAAAAAAAAATGTCGACGCCGATCGATCCACAAATACCATGCGCAGGCGAGCACTCAAACGGATTATTGAAATGGAACTTCCACGCCCAATACGGAATGTGTGCGCCTAGCACCATTGCAGCCGCGATGAATCGAAGCAATTGAACACTTTTAAGCATGACCTAGACTTACCATTGCGAAACCGCCATTCTAGGCGATTCCGCACCGGCCATCCATCACCAAGCAACCGCCTCGACATCGGCAACCGTTCCGGCCGCTCTTACCGAAGCCTTCAGCACTTGAAGTTTGTTGAACGCGACATTGCCTTGCGAGAGCATCGCCCCGTACAAACCCTTCAGATCATCGAGAGAGAAAGGAACCTGCGTGTTGTCGAGTGCAACCCAATAGAAACCGGTCGGCGCTGATCCCGTAAGGTTATATCCGGTCGTTGCTTTCAGTAGGGTGTCTTGGCTGCCGGAGTCCGCTTGGAATGTTTGCGAGACGCCTGCGACAGTCTTGTATGCGACAGGAACTTGAACCGCCTCCTGATAGGCGGCGTAGATTTCCGCGATCTTAGACGATTGCGCATCCGCGAGAAGTTCGGCGGCGGTAGGGTCGACCGGAGCCACAAGGGACTTATTGACGACCGTATACGGCTTCGCTGAAGAGATCGCGACCAGCCATTCAGCGTCAGTAATGTCGATCACGGTCGCGTTTTTCGGTGCCGGACTGTCTACCGTGTCATAGAATGCGACGATCGCGCCCGCCTCGTTATACGCTGCTTGTTTTTGACCCATAATTTAGTTTCCGATTGCGATGTAAGTGCCACTTCCGCTTTGGCGAGTGCTCGCCGCCGACCACCAGTTGCAATTCATCCCGTTGACTGTCGCTGAGTTGTAGCCGCCCCATGCGCCCGTGCCACTACACAGACCGCTGACGACTGCCAACCGGAAAGAATTCGGAAATGCGATAGGGAACGTAACCGGCGTATCTCCCGACGAGGAACCGACGAACGCCCCCCACTGTATCACCAATCCGCTCGGCAGCTTTTGATAGCCAGATCCGCCGAAGGATGCGCCGAACGAGGCTGAATAGCCCAGTTGCACCGAGCCGAGAACGACAGTCCACGACGATGACCCATCGCATACAATCCACGCCCAATCACCATTATTGAGTGAGACGTTCGCGCTTCCTGCTCGCCCCCCAACGAACAGAGAATCGCCGCCCTGCGCAGTGATCGTCACGGTGCCGGTGCTCGCGCTCGAAAACAGAATCGCAGCGCCCGAGTAACAAGTGCTCGCAACCGGTAATGTCTGGGTTGTTGCCGAGCCGGAATTGACCGCAACCGCACGGCCAAGCGAAAGCGCGCTATACGCCTGACTCGATGCGACGACCGCGTAGTTCGAAAAATTCCCTTGGGTGAAGCCAGGAAAGAACGGGGCGCCCGATACTTTTTTGATGTTCGCCGCCGTGACGCTCGTTGCGCCATATGCGACGGTGATCGTGTAAAGCGCCGTCTGTCCATTAGGCGTCGCGGGCGTCAATTGCGAGCCGGTCGTTGCCGGGACGCCCGTCGTGAGCGTCAGCGCAACCGTGTCTTGACGCGTCGTGTTCTGCGATGAGCCGGTTCCGTTCGGACCGATGTACGCTTGCGACGGGTTCGACGCGTTGTAATACGGCAGCACGACCGCGTTCGTATCAGCTTCGAGGAACGATGCGGAGATCAGGTAGACAATCGACTGCCCGGAGGTCGTCGGCGCGGGCGTGGCGAAGGTCTGCGAAGACTTCAGAATGCCCTGCTTCATCGTCACCGTCGAATCGGCCGCGAGCGACGAGTATGCGGTCGTGTCGAGCGCCGCTTGCGCGTACACCGCGCCCGGCTGCACGATGACGTTCATCGCGGCGGGCGTGTTCGGAACGCATGCGAGGCCGGTGAAGAACGGGCCGGTCGCGCCTTGGCCGAATGCGTCTTGACACAACTGACCGAGCGCGAAATGAACGGCCTTGTTCGTGTTCAACAGGTCCGTCTCTAAAGGCACTGCGCCCGGATAAACGATCTGACGATCCAAGTGAATCTCCAATAGAAAAAGCCCGCGCGCGGCGGGCTTGGTGATGCGAATTGGCGGGGATTAGTTACTGATCGCGACCCATGCAATCGTCGCGGCGGGCAGCACTGAAGCGATGGCGGCGTAGATTGCCGCGTCGGTGACGCCGGTCGTCATGTCGCCGAGGTTCGCGTAAGCGGCGCGCGATGGCGCCGCGTATCCGCCCGGCGACGTGCCGTAACCCTGAATGAGCGGGATGCCGGAGCCGGAAGGTCGATAGGCTTTGATGAATGCTTGATAGTTCAGCAGCAGCGAGCCGTATGCGCCCGCGACGCCGTAACCGATGCCGCCCGAGCGATATGCGCCGGTGTCCTGCGGTCGAGTCGGCTCGATGATGACCGGCGCGCGCCCGGTGAGGTCCGTCAGAATCTTTGTCACCGCCGCGCGTGTGCCGCGCTCTCGGATGATGTTGATTTTGATGCGCGTCCGATATGCGGCGTCCGTCTCATTCTGCTGCCGGAGCAAGCCGCTCTCGCCGAAGTAATCCGCCGCCGATATGTCGAGCCATCCATCGGTCGACGTTTGCAGCCGGGTTTGCGCGAGCAGATATTGATACGCGGCGTACACCGTCACGAACGCGGAAGCGATGCCGCTGATCAGCGCGTCGAGAATGGGTGAACTTGAGCCGAACCAGCCCGTCGGCATGCGCGCTTTGATCCGCGCGAAGAAGTCTGCTTGATCGCCGGTCGCCATTAG